GGCTTTGGCGGGGTTGCCCCCGCCTCTGCCTGCTACTTTGATATTACTACTAGGCTACTGTTGCGTACTTAATCAAGTCAGGTGTTACTGCCTTGGTGCCGTAGTTGTAGAACATCTCTGCGGCGTAGTCGTTTGACAAAGGTAGCTTCTCTGCGTCGTATTGTGCGACAATCAGTGGCTGTGCAATTGCGCCGTCTACGAAAGCGATTGCGTCCTTGGTCTGGCGTACGTTGCTTACTACTTCTACGCCGTGGAACATTTGGATTTCCTCAGCGTCTGTGGTTACGCCGATTTTTACAGTGTCCAAGTAGTTTCGTAGTTTACCGTAAGCTTTTGGTGTCAAAGACAATTTAATCATCTCGCGGTCAACGCCGTCGACGTACTCGTTCTTTGTCGTTTCGATTGCCTGAATAAGAGCCTCAACCTTGTCTTGGATTGTTGGCTCTGCGGTTACGACTACTTCTGAGCCTTCTGTTTCGGCAACGCTGAAGAATTTAGCGTCAGTTTCTGAGATAACAGTCTGTGCGTGGTTCTTCTTGCGGCTGTCGATAATGCCAGGAATACCGCGTAGTTTGATATCTTTCTGTGCAATTTCTTCGACAATTTCGCGGTCTGTGTCGATTTGGACGAAGACCTTACCCTTGTTGTTCAAAGCGTCGCCTTTAGCTGCTGTGCGGGCTGTGCCGTAGTTTGCGCCCTTCGAGTTTACGAAGCGGTTTGCTTCAACGCTACCCGTTGTTGGGTCGCCCGACAAGTCCTTGTTCTTAAAACGTGCGGCTAGTGAGCCCTTCTGGATTGACTCGATAACGTAGCCGTAGCTCACAGCCAGTTTATCTTTGTCTGTGTTGCTCAAAATGCTTTTAGCGTCCTGTGCCATTTTTATAATCTCCTAATTGTTTAGATGACGGTTACTTCACCGTATTTTTGAGCGCTCTGTGCGCTGTCCTGTGGAGCTTTCGGTGTGCTTCCTTTCAGTCGCTCTGCTACTGCGGCTTCCACAGCTTTTCCAAACTGCTTTTCCAAAGTCGCGATATTCTGCTCCTGCTTTTCAACGTCTGCGTCTACTACTAACTCTGCCAGCTCGTGGGACATACCTTTTTCAATAAGCACGTTCTTCGCGTTAAAGAGGTTTTCTCTCAGCGTGATTTGTAGCTCTTTCTCTGCTAGCTCGCGTTCCGATTGCGCACGTCGCTCGGCTTCGCGCTCCTCTTCGCTAAGCTTTGCTTGGCGGTCGTACTCGGCTATGCGTCGGTCGAGTTCCTTGTCGTACTTCTTGCGCTCTCGGACTAAGCGACTCTCTACCGTTCTGTTTACGTCCTCTTGTGTAAACAGGCGGTCTTCTGCTTGCTTCTCCTCCTGCGTGGCGTTGTTTTCTACTGCTTGTGCTTCGTTGGTTTCAACGTTGTCGTTTTTCACCTTAATCTCCTTTTTCCGTTTTAAGCTCGTCAGCTTTTCTTAAAGGTTGCCGTTTCAGTTCCGTCGAACAAGCTCGGCTTTAGTCCTGCTTGCTTAAATTGTAACATATTTTAGAATAAACTCTCATATGCTTTTACTTCTGCGTCGATTTTAAGAAACGGCGCGTTTATTTCCTCGTCGTCTGAGAATTGCTCGAAGTAAATATTCCTCAGGCGCCCTGTGTTCTTGTCGACTAGCAGGTAGTGCGGGTATTTGAGCTTCGTTACCTCGTCCTTCGGCGCGTAAATTATGTAGCCCTTCATCTCGCCCACGTTTTCGTAGCCCTTGCCTACTAGTAATTCAGCTCTGCTTGCTGTTATGCTCATCTCTTTGCTCCTTTCTTCGGTTTCGGTTGTGCTTTGCTTGATTTTCTCACGACGTACGGAAGCATTTCCGTGTCAATTTTCGCGTTGTCTATGCGCATAAAGCCCCACCTGGTCATTTTATTTTTATATGGTGGTGTGTCGAAGCTCTCGCCGTTCTGTGGGTCGATAAACCTCAGCCCGTCTGGATTGCCTGCCGTGGATTTCACGCGCTCGGCTACTAGCGTGTGTCCTGAGCGCCCGTTGCGGGCGTAGAAGAATACCTGAAGCCTTGCTCCGACTGGCAATTCCTTTGTGTGGCTGACCATTTCAGGATACTCTGACTTGTACAGCCTGCCTTCGATTTTCTTCCAGCCCAAAAAGTCGACCTCCTTCTTCCAGAGCCACTCCATTTCGCGTATGGTTCCGCTAAACTCGCGCCTCAGCTTCGGGGTGTTTGGCAAAGCTTCCACGTCATAACCGCGGCGTCTTAATTCGTATGCGGGGACGCACCTCTGGCAGTTGCTCTTGTAGCCTCCACCCTCGTCGTAGCGTGGATTTGCTTTTATTGCTTCCTCTGGCTCCATTGGCTCGCCCTGCACGCCTATAACGTCGTTTATAGCGTAGTCGATTGGTGGCGCTGTTGGTTTCGCGCTTATTGTTTCCTCGCCTCGTCCGCTCTGCCAATCGTCGAAGCTCCTGTATTTCTGCACTTCGCTTGGTGCTGTGTCGACGTCTTCGCGGTCTTCTAATCGTGAGCGTCTTAATGTTGGCTCTGCGTCGTCGCCCAGGTATGCTCTAATCTTCGAGCGGCAGTTGGGGTGCATTGGCGGGCAGTTTACGCCTACCTCGCGCTCTGATAGCTTGAAGCGCTTGTCGTCCAGTGAGCCACATATTTCGCTGGTGCGGGTGTCCAGGGTTGCCATAAAGACATACTCCGTTATTCCTAACTCCTCGTATAGCCTGGCTTCGGCTTCATTTTCAAAGTAGGTCGTTTCGGTGCGTATAAGCCTCATTGCCTCGTAGGCTCCTACGTCGAAGCGTTGACGTACTTCTCGGGCGAGGTATTGTGGCGATTTGCCAGCCAGAAGCCCTGCGGCTGTGCGCTGGCTCAGGTCTTGGGCTAATCTGTTGGTGTTGTTCCAGATGTTCTGGCTATAGTTTGCGCCGTTCCATTGCTCGGCGAGCATTCGGTTTAATCGCCTTGTGTTTATCTGCGTAAATTGTGCGCGGCGTCCTGTCGTTTGCTCGATATCGTAGGCGGTTTTCAGGTAGCTCCGCTTGATTGTTTCGGCGTGCGCCTTTGTGGACAGCTCTATGCGCGGCTTCGTGATTGTCATAGCTTCCGCGTAGATGTTGTGCTTAAACTCCTCTAGTCGCGTTATGCGTGCCTTGTAGTTTTCCTTGATGTATTGGCGGCTTAGCCTGCCCTCGGCGGTTTTCCAGAAGCGGTCGGTTTCTCCTCGGCTCAGCAATTCTTTAAGCTGACCGACGTCTATACCCGTCTTGTCGCTGTATTTCTGATAGGTTCGCTCGATGTCGCGCTGGACAATCTTCGCCGCGTCTGAGTAGATTTTTGCAACGTTCACCGACTGGCGGTCGATGTGTCGGCTTATGTCTGCGCCGCGTCTTTCGGTGCGCTGTTGCCAGTATTCCGCGGACTTCACGCGCCTACTCCTCGGCTACTTCTGGCTTTGGTTCTGCTGGTTTTACTGGCTCGATTGGTTCGGCTTCTTCGAGGTCGCTGATGTCGTCGGCGTTGCTTGCCTGCTCGTCTTCCTTGTCTGCTTTCAATCGCTCGATGACTTCGCTGGCGTCGCGGACAAAGGACAGCTGGCTAATTAGCGTTTCGTCGTCGACGTGGTCGGTTAAGTTGTTTATCATCTGGCTTACTTCCAGGTCGTTTGCTGGCAGGCTTCGCGTAAACTTGGCGTCAACGTCGCGGGCGGTGATTGGCTCGGTGTTGTTCTTGACTTTCAGGAAGCTTGCGTAGATTGCCATACGTTCCATAAGTCCGCGCTCAAAGTAGCGCTCCTTGGTCTTGATGTTCTGCTCCATTGCAAGGAGTTTGTATTTCAGGGCTACGCCCGAAGAATTGCCTGCAAAGTTCTCGTCTGACATATTCGGCGTCTTGCTGATTTTGTGGATATCTTTCTCAATCGAAGTGCGAAGCGTTTCGGCGTCTGACTCGTTTAATTGCTTGACGATGTATTCTATTTTTGCGTCTTTCGGTATCGATGAGATGACGCGGTTATTTCTCAGGTCTTCTACCTGCTGGTTGGTTAATGACACGCCATAAAGCGCGAGGATTGCGTCGACTAGTTGCGCCTTGTCGTTTATTCGGTCGCTCTGCAATACATTGTAAACGTCAATCAATCCGATAACGCCCTCAAAGTCGCCCGTTCGGGCTGGGTTGTTTCTGTATTCAATCACTGGCACATCTCCCATTGCGTGAGCGTGCTTTGGCTTTACCTCTGTTAATTTCTTAGGCTCGGCTTCGGTCGTGTATTCGGCTACGTATTCCTTGTCGGCGATATAAACCGTGTAACTCTTAATGGTTCCGTTGTCGTCGGTCTGCGGTATGTAGATAATCGCGCCAATTTTCGACTGCTTGACCGTGTTGTCGCGCACCAGCACGACGTTGCGCGGGTCATAGTGTGCGCTGAAAATCGCGCTGTTCTCGTCTGTGTAGATGTATTCGTAGGCGTAGCCGTAAATTGATACGTCGCGGGCTATTTCGCTGTCCAGGTCTGCGATGACCTGGCGGTCGTATTCGTCCATAATTGGCTCGATATCTACGCCCTCTTTTGTTTCATAATCGACGGGGCTTCCCAGGAAGTAGCCGACATTGACGTCGGTGATGTAGCTCGCGTGGTTCACGACTACTTTGTTGTTCACGCCTGATTGTGTTTGACGGCTGTTGATGTCGTGGTCGCCGAAGTAGTAATTCTCTAATTTGTCCAGGCGCGCTTTTAATTTCGTGTTGTATTTTATCGCGTCTTTGACTACGTCGACGCTGTGCAGGTCGATATCTGGCGCTTGTGTAAATGGTTTAAAGGCTTTGCTCATTTTTGGCGGTGTTTCCTTTCCTTAGAATAATCCGCGGCGACGGCTGATGTTGGCGCCGTTCGTCAGTATGTCTTTATTATACAGTACAGGTGGTGATTGCGCGGTGATGTGTTCGTAAATGCTTGCGAGGACGTCAGGTGCGTCGTCGTGTACGTTCTTGCCTTTGCTCTGGTAGCTGACGACGTTGGTGTGAAAAGCTCGCCAGCGACTGCTCCACGATTCAGGCATATACACGTGTTTCTGTACCCACGCGCTTGATGAAAGAATACGCGCCTCCTTGTTCTTCGTCTGCGGCACTGCTTCTATGACGGTCTTGTTGCTCTGGTACTTCTCGCTGAGCCTGCGCTCGATGTTCTTACTATAAAGCCGTCCGCCGTTGTTGCTCTCAAACGTCGCGTTCGTTACGTTGTTGCGGTAGAGGCAATCCGCGACCTCGGTTTCGGTGGTGTCCATATTCTCATCTGTAAAGACGACGTCAAGCACGTACGCCTCGTTGTCGATAATCTTATAGACAATCATACAGAGGTAGTCGCTTCCTGTGTCTGCGGTGTCGCAATAAGCCCAGACGCGTTCGTCGTCGGTCTGCGGCATAACCGCGTAGGTGTTCAGGCTCTTATATAGCACGCCCTTGACGTCCATTGGCTCGCCGAGGTAGTTCGCGGCGGCTATGGCTGGAAGCATTTCCTGTGTCTTAAGGTCGTAGTCCTCTCGCGATAAAATGCTCGGGCAGAGCATTTCTCCGTTGTCGTCGATTGCTTTCAGGTTCAGCTCTAGGACTTTGTCCTCACCGTAGGAGGACTTAATCCTGCCCGCGATGTCGCCCGTCGCCCAGCGCGTCATAATGACGATAACACGCCAGTCGCCCTCCATTCGCTGGAGCATTGTGCTTGTAAACCAGTCCCAGATTTGTTGCAGGGTTCGCTCGTTCAGCGCTTCTTCTGCGCTCTTAATCGTGTCGTCAAGCACGAGTAGGTTCGCGCCAAAGCCCGTGGCTGTACCTTTCGGGCTGGTTGCCAGGTACGATTTGCCGTAGCTCCCCTTGAGCGCCCAGAGTGCTTTACTGCTCTCTCCTGATTGTAGGGTTGTGTAAGGAAAGATGTCGCTATAGACGACCGTCTGGTCTTCCGCCTTCTGGCTGGCTATTGTGTTGCGCACGCTTTCGGCGAAGGTTGTTGAGAGCGTTTCGTTGTAGCTCCCTGTCATAACCTTGAGCAGGTGGTTCTTGCCAAAGACCCACTCTACAGCGGTCTGCCCTGTCAGGCTCTTGCCGTGGCGTGGTGGTGCGTCGAGTAGTAAGAATTGATAGCCGTGGTCTTCGGTCAGGAAGTACTGCAATATGTCGCACATTTGCTTTAGGTGCGGTCTGTCGCTTCGATAAAACGACGGGCGCATAACCTTCGCGTAGGCGTACAGGTTGTATGGCGCTAGCTTTACGAGCGCTTGCTTCTGTAGTTCTCGGCGTATTTCTCGAGCCTGTTCCTGCGTGATATGCTCCATATGATATATTTTTAGCCGTTTTTTCGGCTCGGTTTTCATTTTCCCGGACTTTTCGTTGTCTTTTCTTTCGTGAAAATATCGCGAGGCGGGTTTTTAGTCCTCTTCTACGTCGTTAAACGCTATCTGCGCGAGTTCTTCGTTGGTTAGGTTCAGGCTTTCGATTGATGAGGTCGTTATGCTTGTATTCACAAACTGTGGAGCCTTGCCCTCTGTGCGGTCTGTGATTTCCTGGGTTGTGTTCAATCCGATTTTACCGCCCTTGCGTGCGTCGGTAATTCTTGCAAAGGCGATTTCCTGCGCCACGGTTCTCTCGTCCTCTGGTACCTTTGATAGCCAGCGACGCGCCTGTGCGGTGGTCATTTTCATAAAGTACTTGTACCAGTAAGATATCATATTTTTATTAGTCCAGCCGCCCGCGCTTCGGTTCTGTGGATTTACGGCTAATCCTGCTGGTACGCCTGTGCCTTTTATGAAGCGTCCGTGCTTGTCCCGCTTCAATTGTTGTGAGGTGTCAACAGTTACGGTTTCCCTCTTAAGCTCCTCAAACCGTTGCTCATCACCCGCCAGTTTATGCTCAATCATAACCGCGTCGCGTCGTCGTTTCGCGTTCTGTGCTTCTTTGCTTGTTGGCGTTGGTGTCCAGTCCTTCGTTGGAGCTGTCGGTTCTTTTACCTCTGTTTGCGTATTCTCTGTCATATCTGCATTATATCAAAAAGCCCCGAGATGTTGTTATTCTCGGAGCCTTCTGTGTTTCAGGTGCCTGTTTGATTGTCGTTTATTTGGTGCTTGCTTTGTCGCTTGCTTCTGCGGTTTTCTTTGTGCGTGGTTTGCGTGTCTTTGGTGTGGTCTTCTTTTCTGCGTCTTTGGCTTTGGCTGCTCTGGCTGCTTCGGCTTTCTTTATGGCTTCCTCGCGTTCTTTCTCTTCTAGTCGTTTGCCTACAAAGATAGCCAGCTTGGCTCCTTCTACTAGTGCGCTTTCGTAGCTCATAATCTCCTTAATCGTTTGCACTTCGATAATCAAGCCGAAGATGAGGATTATGGCGCTCAATATGTCAGAGCCTTTAATTATTACCTGCGCTAATACTGCGCTCAGGCTGATTGTTAAGGCGATAGCTAGGAAGAAGAAGCCCTGGGCTTTTCTGACTGCGCGGTCTATTATTTCGCTCGACTCGTCTCTCAATTCCTGGACGTGTATCTCTATAGCTACAGCTTTTAGTTCTTTCTCAGATTTCATAGTTTAGGTTCTCCTCTTCTTTAGTTGGTTGCTCGATTGGTTGTGTGGTGGTGTGCTTTTCCATTTGGCGAAGTCGTTCGTATCCGCGCCAGATGAGTTCCGCGGCTTCAAAGAAGGCGGTCTTGTCTGTTTCTGATAGCTCGGCGATGTAGTTTAGTGCCTGCTGTCGCTCGTCGATTTCGTCTATGGTTGCGCTGTAGTCGTAGTCTACGGTCTTGTGCTTATTGTTAAACATTTTCTTTTGCCTCCTCTTATAGGTGAAAGTAGTGGTTCGGCGATACCGCGCAGTAGATTGTGTAAATTAGCGAAAAGCAAGCGGTGCATAATGCTAGCAATATATGTAGCAGGACGCTGTGTCCTTGCTGTATTCTTACGTAGTTAGCTCCGTCGCGTGCGTTTCTTCGTTCTGGCTTCATTGTTATTTACTCCTGTTCTTAGTTTAGTTTCTGGTTGTTGTTCTCGCTCCCTCCTTTACATTATATTAGCCCCCATTCTGCGAGGCGTTCGAAGCCTCCAATTACGTCGATGTAGTCCTTCGCGATTTGTACGATATCCTTATAAGGCATTCCGTCTATTTCGTTGTCGCCGATTGCGCAGGACAGTTCTTTGCGCTTGTTATTGCCTGTGGCTATGATGTGCGCGTAAATATTCACGGCTACGTCTGCCTTGCTCAGGTCTTTGCCGTGAAGTCCTCCGCCTGTTACGGCTCTGCCCATATCTGAGCCGAGTTTGCGGTTGGTTGCGCCTGCGTCGACGTTTTCGCCGCCCGACCATAATCCGAGTGGATTTATAACAATCTCGTATTCTTTTAGCTCTTCGGCTTTGATTTCGTCCAGGATTTTATAAAGGTCTACTCTTAGCGCGTTCTCTTCTGCGTCGCTTTGGCAGATAATGAGGCGCTCCGCCTTCGTGTCTAAGATATACTTACCGTCTGAGTTGTATTTTTGGTGAATACCTCGGGCGATTTTTGAAAGAAGCGACTGCTCTCTGTCTGCTGGCTCGCCTGCAAAAATACCGTTATCTCCTGCGCGTGGCTGTTCTCCTGCTTGGTTCGCGGCAAGGTGTACGTCCTGCTCGACGATGTTCATATTCAGGGCGTAATCCTCGTGCTTCAATATTCGCGTTATGATTTGCTTGGCTACGCGCTTGGGTACATATACCGAGCTTTCACCTATGATGTTTACCTCTCCGTGTCCGAGAAGTACCTCGAAGGCTACGCGTGGAGCGTCCTGCTCCTCATAGGCGTAGTCCACTAGGGCGCCTGCTATTCGGTCGGCTAGTTTGTCTGGGTGGTCTGGATTGACTTTTTCAATCATCTTTAGAGTCCTCTCTGTCGTCTTAATGCTCGGCGTGCTGGCTCGGCTAGCGCGCTCTGCTGGGTTTTATTTATATAAATGATAGCATTTATTGTTAGCGCTATGATAAGCACCGCTGTTGCGATTGCTTCGGGTGCAATTGCGTAGGCTGTTAATGTTGCTAGTGCTGTGTTGTATAGTTTAGTCATTTTTTCATCTCCTGGGGGCGGTGGTGGTCGCCCCCCTTGTTTATTGTTTGTTTTAGTAGACGATTGTGTCAGCGTCGATGTCGTAAAATGCTAGTAGCTTGTTCCAGTTCCTGGTGTTTGTGAAGTACTCGGTGTAAGCCCAGCTGATTTCGCCCGTCTGGCGGTTCCTGATAGCGGCGCCACCTCCGTCAATTTTTGCGTTTCCCGCTTCGATGTCCTCGATGAGGCTCATTGTGAAAGGTTGAAAGTTTTTAGTCATAGCGTTTTCTCCTTTGTTCTTACGTTTGCTATGTTTTAATTATATTGTACCCTCACAAAAAATGCAAGGGTTTTTGTGAAGATTTTTTGACTTTTTTGAGGCTGTGGATAACTTTTTCAAAAATAAAACTACTACCCCTGTTGTGAGTAGTAGTCTTTTAATTGTCGCACGATTTCGTGATAGCCTGCTCTGCGCCAGTAGGCGCTGTGGTCAATCAAAAAGAGCGCGTAGTCCTGGATTGTGTTCAGCTCCTCGCACTCGCGCTTCGCCTCGATAATAGCCCTCTCGATTTTGGTCGAGGTTACTCTATTGTTTAGCTTCTTTCTTCTTGTCGCGTCGTACCTGTTCGCGTCTGCTGTTGTTTTCATTCCAGTACCTTATTGTCTTGGCTTCGCGGTGAACGCTCCGCCTCATTGCTATATATTCTTTCAGCTCCTCAGGCTCTGCGCCGTTTTCAAAGCAATACTCGAGAAGCTCTAATTCGTATAGCGCCAGTTCGCTCGCGTAATCGATTGACCAGCGGCTGGCGTCTTTGATTGCGCGGCGCGTGTTTTGCACTTGACCAGCTTTTGCGAAGTTCGCAATTCGCTTCAGCGCGTGAATAAAACCTTCGCCCAAGCCTTGGATTTCCGCGACCTGCTTTGCGCGTGGTCTTAATTGTCGCGTCTGTCTTTTCATTGTTTACCTTTCGGCTTCTTAGCCACAGGGCTAGGTGGAGGCTCGCAAAAATATGTTTATGATAAACGGGTAGAAAACTTTTACGTAAGAACAAAGGTACGACGAGCCTCCGCGTCGAAGCGCCAACGGTGTGTATATCATCAATTGAGTTAATCGTTAATAATTTTGTGCTGGTGCTTCTAGCTCCGCGGCTAAGATAGATTTTTAATGTGCTTTAGCTGTATTATATCAAACTTCCGCGCTGTCGGCTTCAGTTTTCTGCGCTGGCTTTGGGCGTCGGCTTATTGAGCCACCCTTTGAGCCTGCTCGGCGCGCTAGTTCGCGGTTCAGGGCGAAGCCTTTCGGTACGCGTGCGGCTCCTCCTATGCGACCGAGGTCGCGATAAAAATTAGGGTTACTTGCCTTGTTTTTCTGCGCAGCTTTTAAGCCGCCCTCTCGATTTCCTGCCATTTTTTTAGTCCTCCTCCTTAATTCCGAGATATTTCAGCCAGTCGGCTTCGTTTTCTTTAATTGATTTTTTAGCGTCCTCTGCGGTCTTGTAGTGTATAGTTTCGCCATAGTGGCTATAGACAAAACGTTCAACAGCCAATCTCTTATAGCGACAGCTATACCCAACAATCCAGCCGAGCTCACCATTATTAGGGTCTGGCTTAAAGTTCGAGGTCTGCTCCAGTCTGACCTTTGCCAGTCTTCGGTCGCGGGCTTCTGCGGCTTCTTCTGGCGTGAGATATACAACACCCATAGTGAGAAGCTCATTATCCGCGCCGTCGTTATCCCAGATTTCCCGTTCTACGTTCCCGTACTCGTCAATATAGAAGTATGGCTCACCCATTTTTGGTGTGCGGCGGACGCCAGCTGTCGGCTCCTCTTTGGTTTGCTCAAACCACTCGTCGAAGTTGTCGATGTCGATAGTAGGAATTGTGTACCTGTATTGCTCGAGTACCCTCGTCCCGTCGCTCTTGACGTCTTCGTTAAATATTGTCCCCGCCTTTGCGTATGGCAAGTCTTTAAGCAGTTTATATTTCATTTATTTACTCGTCCTCCAACTTGTTAAGTTTAATTTCATAATCACCGTCGTCAAGCGTGATTTCTATTCGATGACCTTCAGAAGCCTCAAGTATTTCTACTATGATGTTAAGAGCCGCTATTGAGTCTAGCATATAATTCTCCTCGGTTTCCTTTATGTGCGTTACATTTTCTGTGCGCCAGCTGGCAGTTTTCGATTGTTGTTAAGCCACCTTTGCTGATTGGCGTGATATGGTCAATCGTGCAGTCTTTCATTGTTTCGATTGGCTTACCACAGAGCGCGCAGGTCGCTCCGTTCTTGTTTATCAGTTGTCTTCGTATGAATTGTCTTGAGCGCGTTTCTTTCGCTCCGTAGTCGCGAGTTACCTTCGCTGATAATTTTATATACATTTACTCCTCTCCGTTATTTTTCTTAGGGGCAACGGTGGCTGGTGCGCTGGTCTGGCTGTTTTTGAAAGGTTTATGGAAGTGTGAGACCTCAAGTCTGCCGTCCCAGTGCCACTTTCGCTGGCACCACCGCGTTATGTTGTCGCCCTGCGCTCGTCTGGAGCGCTCTGTGGGCTGTTTTGTGTAAAAGTGCTAGTTTGTCTTAGTTTCGCCAGAAGCCTCGTCAGACGCCTTCTGAGAGCCTTCGCCTACTTCGGTTATCCAGGTTTCGTTAAAAATGATAGACGCTACGTGCTTTGGGTCTTTCTTGATGAATTGCCTAGCGTTTTTTTCGGCGTCTTCGTAGCTGTCGCCTTCGACGTAGATAGTGCCGCTTACCGTTTGCGTAACCTTTATCTCGTAAACCATTTTCTTTACCTTTCTTCTTACGTTTGTTATAGTCTTATTGTATTGTACCGTTCCAAAAATTGCAAGCATTTTCTCGGAGATTTTTTATAATTTTTTGGAGCTGTGGACAACTTACCTCAGTATCGATGAAACGCTCACCAGGCGCGCTCTGGTGTTGTATTTCCTGGCAATTTCGCGGTTCTTTGCGTTTATTCTGTCGACGATTGGCTTTAGTTCGGCTTTGGCTTCGTCTAGCGTCAATTCGCCGCACCCGAGCCGCCGCTTGATTTCGGCGACGGCTTCGAGGTTCTTTTCGGCTTCTGTCATTATTTAATCTCTGCGCCCTTCAAGGCTTCTAGGATTTGGTTAAAGTCCATTACTAAGACCTTGCGCGCTCGTGGGTTCTTTTCGAAGAAGTCGAAGGCTGTGCGCTCTGGTGTATCCCACTGAGGCTTGTTGTTGCCTGTTTCTAGCGCGTGCTTGAAGTCTTCGCGGTTGTATTCGTCGGTAAATACTGGAGTTGCTTTGCGGCGGGTGTAGCGACCGCTTCCGCTTGTCCATTCGCTGGCTTGGATAGCGTAGCCTGCTTCTGCGAAGATTTTAATGTTGTTGATGTCTTTGGTTGTAAGCTTTTTCATTGCTTGCTCCTTTGTTCTTACGTTTGTCGTATTCTTAGTATATTGTAACGGCTCAAAAATAGCAAGGGTTTTTATGAAGATTTTTTGACTTTTTTTCAGAAAAAGAAAGACACCCCTGTTACGGAGTGTCTGTCGAAGTGGAGCGAGGCGCACCAACCAGCATTTGCGCCTCTGCCTGTGTCTATAAGATTGCTTGCTTCCTGCCTGCAATCTTGCACGGTTTTAGTATACCAGCTCTATTCTTCTGCGTCAAAGTTGTCTACATTTTGGTCGACGTCGATTGGCTCGAAGTATTGCTGGACGCGTTTCGGGTCGCCCTTGTAAAAAGAGAGGAGCTTTACATACTGGTCTTCTACTTCTCGCGTCGCGGCAAAGGTTTCGGCTATTCGCTCGATATCGCCCTTGTAAAATGTGAGCAGGTTCTGATGAGCCTTACCTGTTTTGCGCGTCTTCTGGAAGGTTGAGCCTGCGCGGATTGGCAGACTACCCGCCGTCGTTACCAGTATGATTTCGTTGTAGTACTGCATTCCTGCGTCTTTGAACGCATCGACCGTATCTCCGACAAAGTCGTGATAAATACCGTTAGAGTCCCTCACGTCGCCTACAACGATAGCTGCAAAGCGGTTCTCTTTCAGTCTGTTCACCGATTTCTGAATAATGTCGCGGTAAACCCTTAAGAAGTCGTCATAGTCCATATTGCTTATATCTGCGGGGTCGTCGCTGTATTTTTCGAGGTCTGCGTATGGCGGACAGGTAAAGATGAGGTCGACCTGCTCGTCGCTCTGCGGTACCGTCTTTGAGCTGTCGCCTATGACGTACTCAGGCTCTGGATAGCCCGCGCAGATTTCTGTAGCTTGAGCTATGTTTGCCTCTACCTGGTCTTCTCGCAGTTCGTGTCCTAGGTATCGATAGCCTAGACGGCTCGCGACTATTCCTCTCACGCTTCCGCCTGCGAAGGGGTCGAGAATCGTTCCGCCGTCGACGTTAAACCACGTATAAGCAATCTCCGCCAGGACTGGGTCAAAGATTGATGTACCCACATTCTGATACTTTTCAGTGTCGAGATAATCGCGCTCGTACTCTTCATTTGATAGCTTCCTGCCGAGCTTCTTTTCGAGTTCGGTTTTCTTCATATAATAATCAGGTACACAACCCGACAGGTTCGCGAAGACTAGACCGCCTTTGCGACCGAGTTCCGATTTAATACCAAGCGTGAGCCACTGCTTCTTTCTGTCGCGCCAGTAGCCCTGCCGTGCGTCGAGGACGCTGAAGGGAGGAGCGATAAATGTACGCGCTAGCTTGCCTTGCGGGTTTATCTCGTCCGAGTCTGCGGACGCGACCGCCGTCGGCACTGCTACGCCCCATTCGTCCAGCTTGTCATAGTCGTACCTGTTCGCGAGCTTGTCCCAGTCCCAGTCGCCGTTGTTCACGTTGTCGCGGATTGTGATTTCTTCCTCGCGCTCCTCCGTCAGCCCCTCGATGAGGTGCGTTGGCACTTTTTCCAGTCCGAGCTTCTTCGCGGCTTCGTAGCGCTGATTTCCTCCGAGTATTACGAGCTTGCCCGTCCTATTGCTTAAAATGAGCGGACGCGCTTCGAAGTAGTCAGGATTGTCTTTAATCGATTGACAAAGCGAGTCGAAGCTGTCCTTGTCGATTGTTCGAGGATTGTCCTCGAGCTTGTGCAATTCTGAAAGGTTTCTATACTTCACGGCGATTGTACTTCCTGTGCTTTCGTAGCTCTTCCATTTCTGCCGCTCGCTCTTCTGGTGTGCGCTTCTGCCAGCGTTTTTTCGCGTTTGCGGCTACTTTTTCGTGGAAGGCGCGCCATTTTTCCGCGTCTTTCTTCAATTTCTTATACTCTGCGATTGGCAGAGTGATTTCTTTAGCCTTCGTCATTTATTGAGCCTCCATATAAGTTTTATAGTTTTTTGACTGCTGTGATAGTGCTTTCTTCGCGTCGTCTTCGGTCGCGTAGTACGCGATTGGATTGTAATTCACGGCTCCGCTCATTGGCACAACCATAAGCTCGCCTGTGCGCTTGTCTTGCGCGATTGCGTAGGCTACTGTGTTTTCGACGAGCTTCGTCGCTTCGTAGCTGCCTTCCTTCGCCTTGATTTCTTTGTAGGCGTTTTTCCAGTTTGGCTGGTACTGGTTCGCTGGGTGCGCCGCCAACTCTGCGCGTGCAATTAGTGCCGATTTATAGGCGAGCGCGTCTGGGTATCGCTCGAAGCTGTTGCCGAGTGATATTCGCGCCGCGTCGGTGATTTCTCCGCGATTTTCTGCGTCGCGCACTTCACCCTCTGCGGTTAAATAATAGTACTTTGCGCCGACTGCTGGCTTAAAATATCGAGCCAGCTTCGTGTCGACCTTCGCGAAGAACTTTGCGAAGTCGTTTATTTTATCAATTTTAATCACGTACGCTTCGTTGTCGACTGATACTAAAGCGTCGCCGTTCGTCGATTGGTAAAACATTGCGCCCGCTTTGCACTCTGGCGTGTCCTGGATTAGCTTAAAATACTTCACTGTCGTTGTCTGCCTTTCTGAGCTCTTCTAGCTCCTTTCTCACGATGTCTATGGCTTCGGTTGCGCCGTATGCGACGTAGCCGTCAATTCCTGCGCGCTTCAATTCTTCCAGCCAGAGCTTTTGCTTTGGCGATACCGTCGGGCGCGCACCTCGTTGTCGCTTCATCTCGATAGCGATAAGCTTACTTCTGCCGTTTCGCTCTGATTTTACTATAACAAAAAGGTCAGGCACTCCGCTCGATACTCCTAGTTTTCGGTTGACCATTCGATAAGCTCGCTGGCTCTGCTCGTTCGGCACGTGAAAATGTGGCAGGCGTAAAACTTCGAGATAGTTCACAAAGGCTTTGTGTTCGTCGACTTCGAGCGGATATTGCTTAATCGTCGAGGTCTTCATCTCGCGGCACCCAGATTGTGATAATCATCAGCGCAATTACTAAGATAGCCAGCACTGAAAATGTCGTAGCAACCACTTTCACGATGAAGTTGTGACTGTTTGAAAAAATAAACAGCGGCATTGTTATTAGTCCTCCGATTGCGAAGACTACCACGCTCACAAAGAGTCTTGCTATTATGTCTATAATTCTCTGCTTCATTCTTTCGCCCTCCTCTTAAAATGGTATCTCTGATAGGTCGACTGGCTCGTCGAGTTTTACGTCGTCGAGGTTCACCTCGTCGCTTGGTTCGGTTTCTTCTTTCTTCGGCGCCTCTGCGCTTGAGAGTAATTGTATGCTGTTTACAATAACCTCAGCTCTTGAGCGTTTTTCGCCGTCTTTGGTTTCGTATTTGTTTATGTGAAGCTTGCCGACAATTCCGACGCGCTTGCCTTTGCTCGTGTACTTCGTGATAATGTCCGCGGTTTTTCCCCAAGCCAAACAATCGATAAAGTCGACGTACTCTTTCTCAATTCCGCCCACCGCGATTGTAAACGCGGCTATGTTTTTACCCGATTTAGTGGTGCGCGCTTCTGCGTCGCGCACCAGCCTTCCTACCAGCGTTACGTTGTTAATATCTGCCATTTTTATAAGCTCCTTTCTTAAATGACGCGCTCTCTTTTAATAATACAGCCAGGCACCATATCTGCGCCGCTTTTCTTTACGTAGTCCTTGATGAGGCTCTCGCTCGGTACACAAAGCTCTCGAGGCACTTCGTTCGCGTTCACGATTTCGACCGTGATTTTCTCGCGGCTTCCTGTCTTTGGCGCTTCCTTCTCGATTGCGCGGGCGGCGGCTCTGGCTTCGGCTTCCATTTTTTCCGCGAGGGCTTTCGCCTTGTCAATTTCTAGCTGTTGCTCGGCTTCTTCCTTCTCTGTTTCTGGATTTTTCGCCAGCTCGATTTTTCGCTCGGCGATTTCCTGGCGGAGTTTGCCGATGAAGGCAATTGCGAGCGGGTGCTTCGCGTCGTCGTTTAATGCGGCTATGCGCTCCTCGGCGATTTTTTCGCAATTCTCGACGTCTTCTAGCGTCTTTGCGTCGTCGATTGCTACCGCGCTCTTAATCTCCAGCAGGCTTACCCAGACGCGCTCTGCTTCGCGTTTCTTCTTCTCCTCCTCGGCTCGTTCGAAGGCTAGGATTTCGTTAGCGACAATTCCGCGAGCTTCCTCGGCTGGTGCCAAAATGTCGCGCTCCGCGCTGATGAATTGCTTTTTCACGTCGTCTAATTGTCGTGTGAAGTTCTTACGTAATTCTTCAGTTGACTTCTTGTGTGCTGTGATGTCTTTTATGACTTCCTTGGCGGTCTTTACGTCTGCGGCTGTTTCGACTTTGACGCTCTTGGCTCGCTCGAGCAGTTCGTTTGATTTAATTTTAAGCGGTGAGATTGCTTCTATTTGTTTATTCGCCGCTTGGCGCAGTTCTTGGTTGGCTTCGTTCATACGTACCCTTTCTTTTAGTTTGTTGTGATTTAATTATATCAAAAATTATGTAACGCTACAATACTTTTACGTTATATTCGCGGACTTTTTTCTCTGCGGCTTTCAATTCGTCGATGAATAACGCCACCTCAATTTCGAGGTTCTTGATGTAGTCCTCGTCGCGATAGACGCGCACTATGACTATTTGTGCATTTTCTGAAAAGTCTGGCGCGTAGCTCACCCAGTCCCACCAGAGGCGCTCCTTGTCGCACATCATATTTCCCTGGATTTGCGGTATGTAGATTGGCGGCACTTTGCCTGTCGTGAGTGCTTCGAGGTGGTGCGCTGGCGTGCGGTTCTTGATTTCTATACCGCCTTTGCCCTCGCCTCGCCAGTTGTCGACCTCGACTATTCCGTCAGCGCTCGCTCCTGTGTCGAGGAAGAGGTGCTTCTTTAAGCCGCGCTCTTCTACCACGTTACCTGTTTCCAGCTCGTACCTGAGCCTTGCGGCTGGCTCCATTTGCGTACCCCAGTCCATATATTTAGTCTTGCCGTAGCGGCTGTATGGCTGACCTGTCAGCCGCTCGGTTAGTAGTTCCGCGAGGTAATTCTTGCGAGAGGTGCTTGCGTATCTTGCAAACCCTCCGCGCTTGGCGAGGATATCGCCATAGCGGCTGGCGGTCGGTATTCCGAGGCGGTCTTTGTGCCAGTCTTCAGTTCCCTGCTCGTGTGTTGTCGTGTCCATTTTAGCCCTCGACTTTTACCGCAGTTTCTTCCTTGATTTTTCGCAGTCTTTCGCGTGCTAGTGTTGCGGCGTAGGCTTGCTCCGCTGGTGCTAGACTCGCGTAGGCAGCTTTTAATTCGGCTATCGTTTCGGCTTTTTCTAATCGCTCAAAGGCGTCCTCCTGCGGCTCTTCGGTCAGTCTGTAGTCTAAATTGTCGATTGTGTCGATGTCTTTTACTTCTTCGAAGAAGTAGCGTTTGCAGGCTCGCTTTATGACGGATTTTAGCCAAAACTCCGTATCCCATCTTTCCCAAAGCATTCGGTTGCGGCTACTCTTCTTCATTTTTTCGAAGTCTTCGGCTGACAGACCCTCGTAGTGTTCCGCGTCGCCTGTCTTAATCACACAATATGCGCCCACGATTTTTGAATTGCTAAAAGGCTTAATCTTGTGAGAATAGACGACCTTGCCGCTCTGCTTTTCGACCGTGAAGTCGTCGTCTTCGCGCACTACTTGGACGTCAAAGGTCGCGTTCGGGTGCAATTTCAGCACTTTGTTCTTATAGCCCTGATATGTAACCATTGTCATATTCGCGCCCGAGATGACCACGTTGACGCCGTCCAGAGGTAGGTTCAGGTTCAGCCATTTCGCAATCATACCCGCGAGCGTTCGCGCTCCGTTCTTGCCTACTACACGCTTGTCGGCTGGTTTTCGCGACTCGTCTACGAGCGCCTCTTTGATGTAGCGCAGGCTTGCGCGTACGTCTTTGCTGTCTGTGTCTATCTCCATTTTTTCGAGTTCGGCTTTGACTTCTGCTATGATTTCGTTGATTTTTTCCACTTCGTTCTCCTTTGTTTAGTTGCTTTACTTTATTATATTGTAGTGGCTCAATTTGTGCCAGGCTTTGTGCGTGTGAAGCGCTCAATCGCTCGCTCTAAGAACTTCTCGGGGTCTGTGCTTGACCTCACTAAGCCGTTGCCTGTCATTCTTCGACAAGCGGTGAATATTTGGTTGTTAATTCGGCTCGCGAGTGGTTCGTAGTGGATTTCTAGCACTTCGTCGCCGTCCTGGATTTCCATTTGGACGGGCGCAATTATTCCGCGGGTGGTTTCGCCTGCCAGGATTTCGACCAGGTGCCGCTTCTGTATTCGCGGGGCGTGTATGGCGATAAACTCGCCGCTGTTATCGATTGGCAGGATTACCGCCTCCGCCAGCTCGTTGGCGAGGGCGAGTAGGTCGCCGTTATATTCGCCGTTGACTAGTTCGTCGTGTAGCGCCATTTGTAGCAGCTTGTCTGCTAGGCTGGCGGTTCTATTCGCTGTAATCATCTTGTTGCTCCGTTTCTTCTATAACTCGCTGTTTCGTTGCTTCGTCGACTTCTTCGCCGCAGTCTGGGCATACAATCGCGTATGTTCCGCCGCAGGCGCACTCGACATAGCCGCTCTCGCCCTGTCCACAACAAGGGGCTTCGAGATAAGCGTGTTCGTGTTTGCATTCTTGCATAGTTTTACCTTTCTCTTACGTTTGTCGTACTTTCATTATATTGTACCCTCTCAAAAAATGCAAGCCTTTTTATGGAGATTTTCAAAGATTTTTAGCCCTTAAATGAAAGCGATATTGTCGCGCTTTTTCTTCTGCTCGGCTCTCATTCGAAGAACCAGCTTGTCAAACTGCTTACGGAGTTTTGCGGTTGAGAGAATATTTTGCGACCAGAAGTCGTCCTCCTGCGACCACTTCATCACTGCGTTAATTTCGGCGTAAGAGTATCCGTCCAGTCTGTGGATTTTCTCGATTGTTTCGATGTCTTTCTGGAGCTGTGCTTGTGTTCGCTTTTTGTTCGCCCTGTTTGGTAGTCGTTTATTTATCATTTCGTGCATTTTTTCGGCTATTTCAGCAGCTTCTGCGGAGGTTTTACTCACCTCGCTTGTCCGAGTGCGGACAAGTAGAGTATTTCTATTACTGTTTCTATTCCTGTTTCTATTACTGTATTCTATGTTCATCGGCGGGTGAAGGGGGTCTTCATCGGCGGGTGCAGGGGGTGTTAATCGGCGGGTGAGGGGGTCTTCATCGGCGGGTGAAGGCTTTACCTCTGTTAGCTCTTGACTTTCCTGTGAAAATGTTGGCACGGCTATAGTTAGCTTCGGCTCTATATTCACTCTGTGGTGCTTCTCGTCTAGGTCTACCCTAATCCACCCCGAGGCGTTGAGTTCGCTTATGATGTTAGCGACGGTTCCAGTGCTTAAGCCTACCTCTGCGGCGATTGTTTTATTGCTTGCGATACAGCCATAATCGCCGAGCGCGTGCGTTTCTATGGCTCCGTAAACCAGCACGTGGCTGTGTTTGGTGATTTTTCCGTTGGCTAGTTCTCGATTTAGTAGACTTGCGTAAAATGGTATGTTTTTTAGCATTTTATAATCTCCTTCGTTGCTCAATGCTTCTATTTGCTCTTCATTCCGCTTTATTTTGCGTTTTGGCGTTCAAGCTCGTAACTTTATCGTCTTTAATTTTTACGGCGCTCCTGGCGCGTCTGACGCGTTTTTGGCTAAGATTTCGGCGGTGCGCTTTTTTACAAACGCTTCGCGGGCGTCTATGTCTTTCAGGGCTTCTGGATTTTTGAGATTTTCGCGTATGTAGTCGCGAGTGGCAGTGGCTCGAGCCTCCTCTTCGGTTGTCGGCTTCGCTTTCGCGTCGATTTGCTTGTTCTTGTCTATGGCTTGCAACCGCGAGCAGGCGCACTGTTCGTTCGCTCTGTGGAAGTTCTCGTGTAGACAGATGAAGCCGCGGTTCTTAATCCTGGCGCTGTCGCGGTATCTGTCGTATGGCAGTATTCCGTCGATTGAGTGCGTCGCAAGGACTGACCCCTGGAGGGCAATATTTCTATAGCCTTCTGAGATTTTTACAGCCACCTCTCTGGCTTCGTCTTTGGTTAATAAAAAGTCCCCCGTCTTTGATACTAAGACGAGTGTTTCTTTAGCGTTTCTTCGCTCCATTCGTTCCCCTTTGCTGGTTAATTTTAATGTACTCTTACTATATGACAAGCGCGGATTTTCCGCCAGTGGCTATGTAATTTTTGCAACAGAAAAGAGGGCAAAATAGCCCTCTTTCTTGTTCGCCTTTTGTTCTATTTCTCGGCGGGTTTTTCTTCCTTTTTCGCCTTCGCTTTCGGCTCTTTTACGACGATTTCGTACTTGTCGCCGTATAGCTCGATAATGAGCTTACCTTCGGCGTTCGGTTCGACTTCGATTTGGTACATACTGCTTCCTTTCTCTAAGCGCTTGCGGTCGTCCGCCCTCTGCGCTGAGTATAAGTACATTATACACTACGTATTCGCCGCGCTTTCCGCCCCGTAAAACGTCGGGGCAGATTTCGTTTATGCGCTCCTGCGTCCGCCTGTTTACGATAAAGACGCGACCGCTGTCGTTAATTACTGAATAATCGCGGTGGAGCTTGTTCTTGAATAGCCAGACGTTCGTTCTGTGCAACAATCTCGTATAGAGATAGTCGTACTCTCTGATACCTTTACTGTTCTTAATCGTCGCGTTTAGTTCTCGCTGGATTTCCGCACCCGTCATTGTTCTAAGCCTTTCTCAGGTTGTTTGTATTCAAAGCCGCCCAGACCTGTCCCCTGGCTGACAGCACGGCTCGGTCGCCTATCAATTCGGTAATTACGTAGTTGTTGTCGTATTGTGTGAGCGGCGTTCCGTTGTAGTCTACCGCCACCTTCGGCTGGACAATATCGCCTACGCTGAAGCGTGGAGCTTCTGGCTCTGGTGCTGGCGTTGCTGGTGCCAGCTTCGCGTTTACGCGGTTCTGTATATCGTCGGGGTTATAACCCGCTCCTGCTAATCGTGCGCGTCGGTCGTCGCCGTTGCCCCAATCGCCGCGAATAACCTGCGCGGCTACCTCGTCGGGCGATAATTGCGGTTGCGGTGCTGGTGTTGGTGCGATGTGCCAGCGCTTCAGCCTCATTGCCCCTAAGAAGCTTCCCAGGTTCATATTGATTTCAGTAAATGGAGCGCCGTTGCCGTTGCCTGTCTGGTTCTGTCCTAATAGCCTCACGTAGCCGCCGAGATTACCTGATACTGCCATTCCGACGTGTCCCCATTGCGTGCCACCGAAGAAGAGCCAGTCACCTGGCTGGATTGTGTTTCGGTCGGTGATGAGTTCAAACTCGCTCCCTGCGTTATAACCACGAGCTGCTTCCCAGGCTCCGCGTGCCGCGCCTGTGCCGCCTGTGGATAATGTGCGCCCGACTGCGTTTAGCCAGAAGAGCGCGCCTCCGTCCCAGCATTGCGCGCCGTATGCGCCGTCAACGTCAAAGGCTTGATTTATAACCGCGTTTCGGAAACTCTGCCAGCTGTCGGTTGGTACGCTTGCGCCGCGTCCGCTGTCTAGGAGCGCCTTTGCGCCCGATTTCTCTACCGCCTTTTCTACGTCTGCGTCTTTGGCTTTCTTACCGCCTGGCAGGTCTGCTACGTCAACCACTAGCGGCGCTTCTGCGTCTTCTTTTTCGAGGGCGCTGGTTGTGATTTTGTCGAGGTTTTTCTGGCTCACGCCGTAGATTTCGGCTAATTTCTGGATGTTCTTCAATACCATACCTGCAATTCCTGCGGCTAATACGCCGAAGATAATTTGAGAGCTGATTTGGTTCGCGCCCTGCAATTCAATTCCCCAGTTCGGCGCAAAGATAAGGAGCGCCTTTGCTACTAGGATAATAACTATCGTGCTTGCGCCAAGGAGCGCGTATTTCGCTAGCCCGTTTAGCCACAGCTTCTTGTCGAAGCCCTCGCTGATTTTCCAAACGTTAATATTCGACCAAGCCGACAGGATTGTGTACGAGATTGTTGCTAATCCATACAAAGCAAACGCTTGCAAAGATTGCACTAGTAGCTCTGTCATTTCTGTCATTTTTCGCCCTCCTTATAAATGAGCCTTAGTATTATTACCGTAATTATATCATCTAATATATCGACGATAGAGTAAAGTAGACCGTCGTAGCCTTTCGGCTCGGGCGCTATTTCGATATGCGTGTAGGCTCCGATAATCCACTGAATAAGCAAGATTGCGTTACTCGTCAATAATGATATCGATAAAATGAGAAGTAACACTTTCAAGTGTCGCACCTCTTTCGGTGCTTTCAGTCTGTAAAGTTCTATCTGTCGCAATATAATAGCGACAAGTGCTGTCGCTATCAATATACGCGCAATCGCGGTTATAGTTATAAACATTTTTCTATGGTTTCTTCGGCTGTTTTTTCGGCGCGCTGACCGCCTTTTTTAGCGTGATGTGAAAGTGATTTTCACGTATTCGCTGCTCTAATTTCTGGCTGTTCTTTGCTAGGTTCACGTAGGCTTGCTGTGTATTTTGTCGCGCTTTTCGCGCTTCTTCGCGGGCGGCTTCGATGTCCACGCTGTATAATTCCGCTCGTATGACTGCGGCTGTGTCCATTTTAATTACCCCCTCGGTTAATCTTCTCAGTTAATAGGTCGATTGAGTGCGACATCTGAGTAATTGCTTTTGACTTCTCGGCTTCGTTTGCGGCGTCCTGCTTGTAAAACGCTATCATCTCGTGTCCGTTCGCTCCTGCGATTTCGACGAGTTTTTGGTTCAGTTCTTCGTTCTTCTTCCAGAGCTTAAAGACTGCGGTAGATAAAGCGATGACGGCTATACCGAGTACGCCTTGCGTTGCCAGATATGTTGTTACGCTTGCTTCCACAGCTTTATTCTAACACCCTTAAATGTCCTCGGACAAGTCGCCTTCCCATTCGACCAGCTGGATTTTATAGAAGCCCTCCTCCGACGCCATAGTTCCCGCAAAAATTGAGATGTTTTGCCCTTTCTTTATGAAAACGCGCCTACTTGCCATAACTGGCAAAGAGCCAGCGTGCTGAGAAACGATTGCAATCGCGTTATAAAACGCGTTCTCTACGTTATATTCGCCTTGCGGCAAGTCTAGCGCTATTACTGCCATTCGGTCGCCGCCTAGTCGGTTGTGATTGTTTAGCGCTGTCTGTGCTACGGCTATTTCGTAGTAGCCTGAGCGCGGCGCTGTCATATGCGCGCCTACGGTCTGCGCTCGTCCCCAGTTTATAGAGCCATAAACGAAGTGTGTGCTAGGCAGTTGTTGGTTCTGTGTTACGTCTACGTATTTTCGCGTATACCCGCTCGGCAATTCGCTCGCGACTTCTGCTTCTATTTCTGCCAATCCTAAGGCTCGAAAAGAGCGCACCCGCGTTGGCGTTTCTAGCGGCTTCTCATTCATATAGATTTTACCTTTGACGTCTAGCGCTCTGCCCTCGGCTGGCATTTTGCCGATACCGACATTGCGGTTACTGCTCGATATCATCATAATAGGCACGCCTCTGTCGAGAGAGATTTGAGTCTTTGAAGTACTCAATTTGTCGCGCACTTCAATTTCGATAATAAACTTCGAGGAGTTCGCCATTGATAAAAAGGCGGGTGTCATTGTGAAGGCTCCCGCGCCCTGCGTGAAGTCGCGCTTTATCCAAGCCGTCCAGCCGTTGTCGTCCTGCTTCCAGCGATAACGCAGGCTGTCTGGCTCTATTCGGTTCTTGTCGGTTCCGTCTACGGTTATGCGCGCAAAGGTTCCGCTGACGCTGAGCTTCGTTTCATTTTCAAAGTTATTTTTTCGCTCGGCGGTTGCTGTGATTTTCGGCGTGTCGTATTCGATGAAGTTCAAGTCCTTGAAAGCTTCGGCGGTTAAGCCGCGGCTGTCTGTCGCCTGAATAACAAGGCGCTGGCTTCCTTTCTGGCTAATCGTTCCGAGTTCGGCTTCGTAAGGCTTGCCGTTCTGTTTTTCGTCGTGCGCAATTGTTGCGGTCTTGTCGACGAGCTTTATTGTGTAGCTCTTCGGCGTTGCCTTTAAGCGCGTCTTCATCTTGTCGGCGTCGGCAATTGTTGCGACTACTGTCGATATTCCTTGAATAAAGACGCGGTCGTTGCCTGTTACCGCTTTGCTTGTGGCGTTTGTGTCGCGGGCGTCAATCTTTGAAAAGAGAGGGGCGGCTTCCTTATCGTTCACGGCAATTGTTACGTTCTGAAAGCCTGAGCCAATCATTGAGCCACCGTTAAATGTCCAGGTGTCCACGCCTAGGCTCGTCTGACGCGTGTTCTTCATTCGCTCGTAAATGGTGTCGATTTCTTGCTGGCTCGGTGTCCAGATGTACTGGTCGCCGACGAAGCCGTCCTGCCTTTTGATTTCTGCGCCGTCGGGTATCTGAATACTTACGTTGTGATGAAAGCTCCAGTGTTTCTTGTTCATATTCACCGCGATTGGTTCGCCTACGGTGTACAAGCCTTTTGCAAAGGTTGGCGAGCTTGCTCGCGGTATTGCTGGCAATTCCCAGCCGCCGCTCGTTTCAAGCGCTCCGCTTCCATACAGTGAGCCTGACATTCCAGCGCTAAAGGCTTTACCTCCGTCGCTGTTATGGTAGATGTCCATTATTCCGCCGCCGAGCTGGTGGTCGCCGTTGCCGCTGATGTTCGACCAGACGCCGCTCGCGATGTTTCCGCTTCCGTTCACGGTCGTGATGTTCAAGCGCACCGCGTTGCTGTACCAGCGTGCACTGTTCGTGATGTTTATACCGACCTGCCAGTGAATAACCGAGCGGTTCGTGCCGACGTCCTGTCCGCCTAGCTGCCATTGAAAATAGAAGCAAGTGCCGTTATACCTGCCAGTTTCAATTCGTCCAGATGTTGCCACTATTTAGTCCTCCTCTCCGCTGTCGATAAAAGCGACGCCTTTAATGCTTCCTGTTTTAATTGCGATTTGTTTGATTGGGTTCAGTACTATCTCGTCTTTCGCTGAAAACTTTGTAACGATTGTGCGCTCGCCGTTCACTGTGAAGACGCGCTGTTGAGTTCCGCCTGACTCGGCGTATCCTGAAAACTCGAGCGGTGTCATTGCTGTGTAGGCTCCGTCGTAAATGTCCGACTTCACTATCAAGCCGTACTCGTTCATTGTTACCGAGGTACTCATTGCCTCACCGCTCGCCTGCTCCCAGTTTGCCGAGCTTCTGCCGTGCGCTAGCATTATGTCCGTAAAGGTCGCCTCTGCGTCGCCGTTTGCCCAGATTTCAACTATGACCTCGTCGCTTGCGGTTGTGTAAAAAGGCTCGCACTCCAGGCGCTTATAAAAGGCGCTCTCGCCTTCGCCGATTTGTGTATAGCAGAGGTTTTCGGTTGGCACTGTCGCGGTTCGCACGAGAATACCTGCAATTCCTAGCGCGCTCTTCTTGATAAGACAGCTTAATGTGTAGTAGCTTCGCGTTTCTTCTGTGTCTGTGGTCTTCGAGCGTCGGATTTTTACCGTCTGGCTTACTCGTCGACCTCTTAAGAAGAGATTGTTGCCTGAGATACCGCCGTTGGCTTTCGCTTCGGCGCTCGGCGCTACGTCGATAATCGAGGGCGAGCTTAGCGTTTCCTCTTTCCACGGCTTGTATAGGTTCGGCTCTGCGGCTGTGTCGTCTGGCTTCTCCTTCGATTTATAAAAGAAGGCAGAGTTCCTGAGGAGGTTGTTGCCTCCTGCGCGCTGTATCTTGTTTGTGATTTCGCGCACCTTCTGTGTGATTTCTGTGTGGTTGTCGTTTACTGTGTTGCCGAGCGTTTGCACGTCGCTTACCACGCCGCGGATAACCTGCTCCTGCTTGTCCACGTAGAGTTCGGTGTTCTTTATTCGCTTGTCGATGTTGCTCGTGCGGTTGTAGTTAATTTTTGTACGTGCTGGGTCTTTGCACCAGAGATTTTCTTTAATTCCGCCGTCGAGGGTCAGCTTGCGCCCCATAACCACCGAGCGCTTGCCGTTAATCTCGACGATGTCGCCGACTAGTGCGCCTATCACGCCGCTGGTTTCGGCTTCGAAGGGGTAGTAGGTTAAGCCCTTGAAAAATGGATAGAGCTTTGACTTCACCGCTTCGCGTCGCTTGTCTATGATTTGGTTGTTGGTGATTGTCGCCTCTATGATAGGGTTTGCGCCTGGCTCAGTTTCGGCTACGTTGTCGTTTTGTGGGCTTCTGGCTAGCACCAGGCTATTCACGGCTCCGTATTTTTCTAGCTCCGTCAATTTTATCAGGGCGCCGTCTGGTATTTTGACGTGGTGCTTGTCGGTTTCGCCTTCGAGGTCGTTCGCGCACCAAAACTCAAGGTCGCCGCGGCTGTTAAAGCGCGCTATGCTTCCTGTTAGCGCCGCCAGCTCTTCGATAATTTCGCGGTATTGCATACCGTGGATATTTTTATAAAGGTCTTGCTCTATGTCGATATCGATGTTCGCCTGGTTCATTGTCGGGGCGATGTCCAAAACGCCGCAGATTTGCTGGAGTAGTTCGTTCGCGGTCGTCGGGTATGTGAATAGCTCGGGCTTGTACTCCGCGGTCAATAAGTGTGTCTGGTTGTATGCGGTTACTTTGACTTCGTCCTTGTCTTTGATTTTTTCCGACGATACCACGTAAAATGTGCCGAGCGTCAGCGGTGCGGGCAACTGTCCGAGGCTGTCCCTTTGCCCTGCGCTAACCTGAAGCGTAAAACGGCGACCGAGCAGCTCCTTGCCCTCGAGGTGCGTCAGCGTGAGCTTCTGCATTTCAAGGCGACCAATTCCTGGCACTTCGCTTTCAAGGGTCGCGCTTATAAGCAGGTCGCGGTCGGTCATTGTGATTTCTTCGTGTTCGTCCATAGTTTGGAGAAACAGCTCCATTTCGCGGGCGGGTATGTCCAAGCCGTTTATAAACGCCTGGCGTTCTCGTAGGTCGTCTAAGTGTCGCTCGTGCATACTATCGCTGTGCCTCCTGCGCTATCAGATTCACTTTGAAGTCGGTTACTAGTCCGCGTCTGCGGTCAAGCACTCCTAGTTTCAGGTCGTTCGCGTAAAATGTCTGCGCTTTGTAGGAGTTCGTGTGAATATCGAAGTAGCGCACATTGAAGAAGGGGCGGTTCAATATTCCCGCGATTTGCGCCGCCCTGGCGTATTCCATAGGCACAAACTCCAGCTCCAATTTCGGAAAGATACCTATAAGAGTGCTTCTCATACTGCCTCTCATATTTCGCCCCGCGTCCTTCCAGAGCTTGCTCGCCTGCACGTCGTATTTCTTTAATTCTCGTATCTCGACGCCTTCGATTGTTACAAGTGCTTCTGCCATAATGTTATACCAATATCACCCCTTGATTGTTTAAGTAGCTCTGGTCGTTAATTCCGTCGATGACGCGACGCACCAGTTCGTCTTCGCCAATTTTTACTATTATAGTCTGAGCCTGGCTTCCTGCGCCACCTTTTTCGGCTAGTTGGTTCGCGATTTTATCGAGCCAGCCTGTGTTATTCTCAAGTGGCACGACCGCTTCGCGTCCTGCTTCACCGACCACGGCAAGGGTTGCGCGGTCAACGACACCACCGCGGGCGAGCTTCGGTATTTTCGGTATGTTCATATTCTTACCGCCGACTCCTGGCACCCAATCTGGTATTTTGATTTGGTTCAAGCCATTGATAAAGCCGTTAATGATGTCAATCAACGCGTTAATTGGTGCCTTTGCGATTGCTCCAAGCGCGCCAAGCGCGCCGCCTACAATGCTCTTCAACCCTTCGAAGGCTTTCTTCCAGTTGCCCGTGAAAACGCCCGCGATGAAGTCAACCAGTCCGCCGAGTACTGTGAATACACCGCGCACAAAGCCTCCGATTGTGCTTAGGGCGGTGTTTATTATTCCGCCGATTGTCGTGCCGATGGCGACCCAGACGGGCTTAAATGTGCTTATAATCCAGTTCACAATTGGCGTTATAAACTTGTTGTAGATTTCGAGCGCTCCTGCTACCAATTTGCCTATAAAGTCGGTTACGGCTTTCAGCGCGGGTTGTAGCTGGTCTTTCCAGACCTTCTGAAACTCGTCCAAAAATGGCTTAATAATTGGCTCCAGGACGTCGCTGTAGAGCCTCTTAAAGGTTCCCGTGATATTGCCTAAGAACTCGCCTATTCCCTTTGATATGTCTTTGCCGTATGTGTCCCAGGTACTTTTTAGTGTGCCTGTGAAGTCCGTCCAGATTGTGCCTACTATTGTGCTTATCTGCGTGAAGACGCTCTTCATATTCTCCATAAGACCTGTCAGGTTGTCCACGATTTGTGGCGTGGCGTCGGCTAGCCCTTGAAGTAGGTCTGCGGGTATTGTACCCGCCAGGTAGCCGATATCTGAGAAGCCTTGCCTTAATGGCTCTACTAACGGCTCTAGGAAGGAGTTCGCCAGCTCGTACAGCTTCGCGGTGATGTCCATAGCGCCCAAAAATGCGGTAGTGAAGTTATTCGCGATTTCTTCGGCTCGCGGTACTATCACGCTTTCTAGTCCCTCGAAGAAGCCTACAAACGGCGCCGCCAAGACGTTTATCTCTGTCGCGATTGTAGTACCCATTGATGTGAGCAGATTTGCAAAGTGTTCGTCAATTTCTCCAGCGCGCTGTCCGATAACCGTCGACCAAGCGCTTGTCTGCGCTGTTACGATGTTGCTTATACTTGTGAATACCCTTTTGCCGTTGTTTGCCAAAGCGTCGAAGATTTTACCTACGCCAGTCGCGAAAGCCTGCCACGACTTTGTGTTTTGAATAACCTCGAAAGCCTTCAGGAAGCTGTCCTTGATTTTCTGCGCGATTTCGTCGGCTTTGCTTGCGCCCTTGTCCATATTGCCAAGGTCAAAGTCCAGCCCGCTCATATCCATACCGCCGCCGCCTGCGTCGCCGCCGCCTCCGCCGCCACCGCCTGCGTTGTCTTCTGGTTCTTTTAGGACGTTCATTTCATCAAACGCCGCTAAGCCTGCCAGCTCTTTCTTGAGCTTCTTTGCTTGCCCTGCGGCACCGCCTAGTTGTTTGCCTGCTCCTGCCGCTCCTGCGCCTACGCCACCGACTGATTTGCCGACGCTGTCGACTGCCTTCTTCATTCCTTCGGCTTTCTTGCCTCCGCCGCCGAAGAGTGAGCTTATCCAGCTGACCGCCATAACCATAACCTTCACAAAGCCTACTACGTACGGTATTGCGGCGTTAATCGCGTTTGTTATCATCTGAAAGAAGCCTGCGATGTTCGACTGACCGATTGCATTCATAATGTCCGCCAAGCCCCTGGTGAAGGCTGTCTTCATATTCGTTATGGCTGTTTCAATTCCGCCCGCGGCGCCCAGGGCTTGCTCTGAGAACGGCTTTATTCCGTCGGCTCCTTTCTGGTTCAGCTCTATCATAGCCTTCATAAAGTCGTTCATACTGACGGTTCCGCTTCGCAAGGCTTCGCCTAGCTGGTTCGAGCTTGCGTAGCCCATATACTGCGCCACCTGCTTCAATTGAGCGGGCATTGCGGTCATCATATTGCGCCATTCCATCATATCAGGTTTACCCTTTGCGTAAGCCTGGCTTAATTGCTCTATTGCGCTCGCTTGCACTTGCGCTGGTGCGCCTCCTGCAATTATGGCGTTGTTCATTGCCAGGAACATTTCGGTGCTGGCTTTGACGTTGCCGTTCGCAGCGGTTAAGCGTTGCACGGCGCTTGCGGCTGTGTCTAGGGTTGTTGGCAGTCCTACGAGCTTCTGGCTCATATAGTCGATAGATTTTTGAGCGTCTTCGGCTGATATTCCGAGGTTACCCATTACTCGCGGAAAGTTGTTTAGCGTATCAACGCGTGATACGGCGTCGCCTAGGGTCGATGTGATAGCGCCTATGGCTTTCGATATACCAGCGGCTACTAATCCACCCATTGCGACGGCTCCTGCGCCCATTCCGCGGAAAGAACCCGAAACGGTCGACGAGGCTTTTGTCGCGTTCGAAGCGATTGCGTCAATATCTGCGCGAGCGCGACCAATTTCTTTTCTCATCTGGTCGGCATTCGCGGTTATAAGCAGCTTTAGCTCGTCGACTGTCATTTTAGGTTACCTCCTAGTTTTATCGTGTTGCGGATTGCCTGCTCTTCCATTTCTTCGGGAGTCATTGCGCGCCGCTTCTTTTGCGATAGGAAAGGCTCCTTCGGGTAGTGCTTTCCATTATTCACAGCTGAGCCGACGTAAGCGCCGAGGAGGTAGTTCAGCTGGTCTGTTCGCTTTTCGTTCTCTTTTCTCCTGGTGTGGTACGCCGTTAAGTGCTTTTGAAACTGCTTCGGCGTTAATTCCCAGTAGTAATTCAGGTCTAAGCCTATTTCTAGCGCTGTGATTTCGTGGTGGCGCCATTGCGCGCCGTATGTCGATAATCCTAGCGCCTGCGATACTCTTCGCTCTAGTTTATGTCCGCCAGAGCCTCGTTCACTTCGGCTTTGTTGCGCCTCATCGCTTCGACGTTCGTGTTCTGCGGTAAAAAACCCGCCTCCACTAGCGCCTCTGTTACGTCTAACATAATATCGTACTTGTCGCGTCCTGCTTCAAACTGTGTGTCGAGTGTGTCCAGGGCTACCTTTGAGCTAACGCCGTATCGCTGAGCGTTTTCGTCCCAGAGTGCGTGTTCTAATATCTTTGATAAAGCGCGCACGCTTCCGTCTGCGGCGATATGTTCGATAGAAACATTGCCGACGGCTCTTTCGATACTGTCGACTATTCGTGCGTTAAACTTTAGATTTAGCTTCTCGGCTTCTGCCATTTTTGAGTACCTCGTTTATGTTGCTGTGGGTCGGGCGGATATAGCGCCACCCGTTCGCTTTTTGTTCTCCTTAAAGAGAGTCTGGCTCTGTTGGAGTGAAGGTTGGCTTGCCGCTCACGCGGATTGTTGCGGAGAAAGTAGCCAAGCCGTCGACGGTCTTTTCACCGTCCTTAAAGGACTTAATAAAGCCCTTAAACTGCCACTTTGCGCCTGACGGATATGTAACAATCCAGTCTTGCAACGTTTGGTTCTCGGCTAATGCTAGCAATTTAGCAATAGTGCCTTTTTCGTCTGCTTTGACGATGTTACCAGCAATTGCTACCTCGCCTGCGTCCTTGGTCGTTGCGATAAACTCCTTGTAGCCGCCTTCTGTGTCTAAGGTTGTTGTGTCTTGTTCATCACTCTCTACGCCGATTTCGCCGATTGAGGTCAATTTACCAATAACCAGGTTTGCGGTTTCGTCTTTCGCCTTGACTTTTTCGAGTCGAGTTCCCATTGTTCGTGTACCTGCCATAGTGGTACTCCTTTCTTGCTTTACGCTTTTATTTTAGCATATCACGCCGTGGAAGCGTGATGTGATATGCACGAGGTCGTCCTGCGCTGTGGGCATATCGCTCGCGCTGTCCATTGCCCAGCCCTCGGCGCACAATATGTCGCTCGTGCGCTGAAGAAGTTGTTCGGCTTGAATCGCGTCCCTCGTCCAGATATCGATTTTATAGACCGTCATTGAGCCGATATATTCGCTGTCAAGCGTGTACTTTGTTTGATTGCCTGCTAATGAGAAGGTAATTGCTGGCAGTTTCGTTAATTGAGCCGTTGCTCCTTGTATGACGTCCGCTTCTGGGTCTACCGAGCAGAGCATATCATAAATGTATTTCCGCGATACTGACACTTTGCTTCTCCTTAGTTCTTAATCTCTGACCTCACTATTGAGGCGTAACGCTTGCGCACTTGTTCGAGTGCTGGCTTCATATACGGCTGGGCTACCTGTCCTGCGGTGTCGCCGTATGCTATCGAGCCGTTCAGTGGCTGGCTCTGCGCTGTTGCGGCTCCGCGCTGACCTGTTCCGTATTCGACAAACGCCGCGTATTCTTTGTCTGTGTATACTTCCGCCGTGATTTCGCCGCTGTTCGCTGTCGCTGGCTTCATCGTGATACTGTTCGCCAGTGCGCCTGTGTCGACGGGTGCGAGTGCGCGTGCTTGTCCTTCAACTTCCAGCGCGGCTCGGTTCACTGCTTCCGCTACGCCCTTCGCCTGCTCCAGCTTGCTGTAGCGAGCCTGGATTTGCCCGAGGTTCTGAAAAGATATAGACGCGCTCATAGCTTTACGCTCGTTGCGGCTATCAAAACGTGGCTGTCCCGCGGCTTTATCGATTGTACGACATAAACTTTTCCCGCGTATTTTAGCCTATCGCCTATCTCTGCGGGCGATAAAGGAGCTATTGTGATAGTCAGCTCCGTGTCTTCGTCCAAGCCGTAGTTCTCGATAAGCCGACGACTCACCGATGTCTGAATATTGCCGACGATTTTTCCGACCGTTACGTATGTGGTGCGGTTGCTTCCGTCGAAGGCTTTCGCGGTCTGTCGTTTCAACAGCTCGGCTTCCTTGTCGTAAAACGTCCGCGCCACCGCGGTCTTCATATTATCTAGCCCCCGCAACGTTCGCCCTCCTGTAAGGTGCCAGTAGCTCTGCAAAGCCGCCCAGTAGCTCGCTATCTGTCGCGCTTGCGTAGTAGTTCTTTACACCGTCTTTGTATGAGATTGACTGACCGTTGTCGCTGATACTCTGGACTGCTTGCTCAATGTTGCCGTTCGCTTTTTGTTCGCTTGCCTGCGTCAGACTGGCTACGACAATTCGCGCTACAATCCTTTCGAGTCGCGGTTCGATTTCGTCGGCGTTCAGGTATAATTTGACGCGGTCGGCGATTTCTTCAATAACGAAGTCTTCGAGTGCTTCGTCGCGTTGTTGTTCGTTCGAGCGTAGACCGTTTAGGTGTGTCTTTATTCGCTCTTTCTGCTCCTGTTTCACGTTCCTCCTTATACCTGAATAAGGCGCCGTGTAGCGCCTCGTTCTTAGTCTTCTTTTGGCGCTTCTGCCTTAGCCTTTTTTGGCTACCAATGCTTTCGCCTGATTTCACTTTATGGCGAATACCGCTGTCTTTCACATCGGAAGTGCGGTCAGATTTTTCATTATTTTTGTCGTTTGATTTTG